GACGCATGAGTGAAATCCAACGGTCATTGACCGCAATGGTTTACGGTGAGTCCAAGGTTGGTAAATCAACCTTTGCAGTAACCGCTCCATACCCACGCTTGATGCTCGATGTTGAGGGTGGACACCGCTTCCTCCCTATCGTCGTAAAGTACTGGGACCCACTGCGCGAGGAGCCACCTCTAGCAGATGGAACTTGGGACACTGTTGTTGTACAAGTACGCGACTACGACACAGTTATCAAGGCTTACCAATGGCTACAGCTAGGTAAGCACCACTTCAAGAGCTTGATTATTGACTCCATTTCGGAGTTGCAGGTCAAGTGTATGGACAGCATCGCAGGTAGCGAGCAGATGAAGATGCAGCAGTGGGGCGAATTGCTTCGCCACATGGGCGGTCTTCTACGCGACCTACGCGACCTGACAATGCACCCAACTAACCCGCTCGAGGCTGTCGTTCTAACAGCGATGTCTCGTGTGACTCAGGATGGTAAGCACCGTCCTTACCTACAGGGTCAGCTCGCTATTCAAGCACCATATTTCTACGACATTCTTGGTGCATTGACTATTGAGCAGTTCCCTAATCCAGATCCACTTCAGCCTCCTTACAAGGTTCGTCGTATGTACGTCGAGCGCACAAATGAGTATGAAGCTGGTGAGCGAGTACAAGGACGTCTTGGTTCCATCGTTGAGCAGGACAAGCTGTCTATTGAAGTAATGCTTGACACAATCTTCGGTCCAAAGCAGACTGAAAAAACCACCACTAGTAAGAAAGAAGCAACCGCATGAGCACTCTAAACTGGTCAGACCTTATCAAGGACGCTGGCGAAGCATCATCATATGAACCACTACCAGATGGCGACTACGACCTTTCAGTTGTAGAAGCAACTGCAAAGGTAACTCAGTCTGGAAAGACTATGTTCTCTATCAAGGCTCAGGTTGAGTCTGGTGCTTTTGCAAAGCGTCTTGTATGGGACAACCTAACCATCTCACCAGAGAACTCAACTGCGTTGGGTATCTTCTTCCGTAAGATGTCATCACTTGGCCTAGGCCGTGAGTACTTTGACACCAATCCAAGCAACGCTCAGATTGAGTCTGCAATGGTTGGACGCCGTTTCCGTGCACAGATTGGTACAAAGATCTATCAGGGAAACAAGCGTAATGAGTTGAAGAACTACTACCCTGCTACAGCAACTGCTGGTTCAGTTCCACCAGCACCTGCAGCAGCTGCTCCAGCTCCTGCTGCAGCACCTGCACCAGCCCCAGCTCCTGCTGCAGCACCTGCACCAGCACCAGTAGCAGAGGCTCCAGCAGCAGCACCAGCTGCTCCGTTCTAAACAAACAATCAATAGGGAGCCACCCAACAAAAATCGTTGGGTGGCTTTCTATTAGTTCTAAGGACAACAAATGAAAGTTTTGATTACAGGATGTAGCGCACAGCAGGCATCAAAAAAGCATGCGCAAAGAACTCCAACATTTGCCTCACTACTTGCTAGGGCTTTTAGAGATGCAGGCGTTGAGGCTGACCACGTTGAGCCTTCTTTGACATATACAGCAGAAGAGTTGTCGCAATATGACTTGGTGGTTGTAGGTATTACACCTCCCGCCAGCATCACTGCTAATAAAATCTACCCCGCGTTCTCTATGGCAGCTAAAGCTCAAAAAATTGGTAACTTGGCTTTGATGATTGACGCTCCAGATTCAATGAAAATTCAGCCATCACTAAAGTCTTGCTACTCTGACCCAGATAGTTTTTACAAAGATTTCTACAACAGAAGGAAAAATTATTCGGAAGTTGTAACTGATGAAAACCTTCGAGCAGAGATTCAAGGTTTTATAAACTTTTTGATTGAACAGAAGTGGCCTACAACTTTCTATCCTATATTTCCATGGTCTACGAAGAAGTTCTCTGAGTACCTACCAAACCTAGATGAACAACATTTGATGCCAATCAATGTTGATTCATATCTAATTTTTCAAGCACCTATAGTTCAAAATTACTATGAAACCAAACAGTACTGGACCTGCGATGCTCTAACTAGTCCGTATGGAGTTTCTCACTCTATGATGGTTCGAAATGCTGTGGTTGCCACAAGAGAGACCCGCTGGGAGCCACAAATTGACACCCTAGAGCGAATTAGAAGCTCTATCGGAACGCTAGTAGCCACTTATCGCAATGATGAGTCTTGGTGGTCTCCAGCCCTTGCGCAGTCTTTGTCTCAGAATGTCCCAGTTGTTCATGATTGGAAGCTAACTCATCACCTAGGTCCTGAGTGGAGCCATCTTGCATCTAACATCGAAGATATGGGGACAGCAGAAAGACTTGATGTTGCATATCACCAAAAACAATCATATCTAAAACAAATACCAACCCAAGAAGAGACTTCTCATAAGTTGCTAGCAACACTACGACAACTAGTCTGATCTCTTTACTAAATAACTAAAAACCATTAGAATCTAAATGTCGAAAGGAGGTCTCATGGGAGACCTTGATATGAGTTGGGTAAAGTCCCAACTACAGGCGGCTAAGGTCCGCAAAGCAGTTGGAGACGCGACAATGCAGCTTGTTGAGCTATTCGACTCGATTGAAAATCTAACCCCAGATTTCCGTAAGCAAACAGTAGATATGTTCTCAAAGTTGGCATTAGGTCATATCGTAATCAAAGAGAACAAAAATGAGACATGGGTTCCATGTCAACCAGGATTTATCAAAGTAACCGATGTAGTTCGTGTCAAAGCGGATGCGTTTGATGGTGAACTTGGTATGTTGCATAACGGTCGTCGCGGTGTTGTAGTAGGTGTCCGCTATGGAGACGTCATCATCAAGAGTAACGATGACAAACTTCCAGTCCTAGACGGTGCTCACTACCCACCTCAGAAGTTGGAGAAGTTGGTTCTATCATGAGGTCTCTAACCTTGAACTTTATTGTTCAAGGAGATAGCTATGACGATCTGCAAGAAAAAGCAGATGCTGTTATTGCAAAATTTCTTGGAGTGGAGGATGATGAAGATGATTTCTTCCCAGACGAAACTGCAAGTATGCTTCAACAAGTCAACTATGAATTAGTTGTAACACAGAATACCGAACTTACCAGTGAGTTTGAGTATACAGCCCAAGTTATAGCAAAGGTGAAAAATGTCAGAGCAGACTAAGACCGAAGAGACAACACAACCAACTCAAGCTTTGAATGGTGAATTTACGCCACCTCGTATTGAAGCTTTGCGAGAAGCAGCTCGAATTATTTCTGGTGATAGAAACCGCAGCTATGGTGATCCAGAGGATAACTTCCAACGCACAGCGCAGATTTGGTCTGTAATCCTTGGAATTGAAATTTCAAACGAAGATGTAGCCATGATGATGGTGGGTTTGAAAATGGCTCGCTACGCCAATAAAGGAAACTTCCAGCCAGATACATGGATTGACATCGCGGGGTACGCTGGCTGCGGATATGAAGTGGGGCAGCGCGAGGACGAAAAGAAAACCAAGTAATGCGCAAGCCATGGGAGTTTGAAGACCCCCTATGCGCCCAAGTCGGGGATAGTTATTTCTTCCTCAACGATAAAGATGAGTATGACCCAACTGCTGAAGTAAGCTACGAACCTGCTAGAAAGATATGTCGTCGATGCGAGCATATTGCAGAGTGTGCTCAGTGGGCTGTACTCAATGAAGACTTTGGTTTTTGGGGCGGTCTCAGTCCAGCCCAGCGTAAGAAAATACGAGCTAGAAGTCTAATTATCCTGCCTAAGAGAACTGCATAGGCGTTAGAATTTATACATGAGCGGTGCACCTATAACATCCCCCGTTCCTCTTTGCGAGGTCTGCTGGCTAAAAGATCATGCCCGCTGGGAGCCACACAGTATGGATGGCAATGGCAACATCAAAATGGCTCTTGCTGGAGTTGATGTACCTCAGAAGATAAATACTGGTAGCGTAGAAACCTGTACCGAATGTGGCAAGATTACAATCGCTGGTATTTATGATTTCAAAAATCCAGAGATAGTTTTTAGCTCTGGTGATAATGGCTACGGTGACAGCGACTATGAGTATCAAGAGGAAGATCAGGAAGACTTTTGAAAGACACACGCGTAGGGGAATCGCTCTGGCAGCAATGGCACGGGTATGGGTACTACTCAAAATCAGATGAAGCAGAGATTGTCTACTTTACCGAAGAGCATGTTGATATGGATAACGAGATTGTCCGTCGAGCTCTAGCTTCTAATCTCCAACGAGATGGAATTGCTGACTCCCTATCCAATGGATTCTCTATGATAGAAAATGCAACCATTCAGACTGGGTGGGCTGGCTTCCTTGAGGAAGAGACAGAATTTAGCTTCTGCGATGAAGAAGGCGAAACCGAGTATGGAGATATAGTTGAAAAAACTATTCCAATTACTTGGATAGAATTTTAGTTTTATAGTGTGTTTAGTACACTAATTTTAGTTTATAGCCTACTATGGTAGCGTGTGGAAACCTGCAAACAATTTAGAGTGGCAATCAGAAGCCTCCTGCGCTGACCCAAATCTTGAGCATATGCGGGAGTGGTTCTTCTCCAAGGATCCACAAGAAAAGTATGCAGCAAAGAATCTATGCTTCGGCTGCCCAGTGCGCCAGCAATGTCTTCAGTGGGCTTTGGAACATCGTCAAATTTGGGGCATCTGGGGCGGCAAAGACGAGATGGAAATCCGTCGAGCACTCTCAGTCTCATACAAGGGTGAAGAAACTAAGCGTCGTCGATATCCACACTGTCCGTACTGCTCAGCACGCCCATCAAAGCTTGTCACAAGCTCTCAGGAGGTTCCTGGTGGTGGACGATGGACAACAGCAAAGATTGTCACCTGCACAGTGTGCGAGTTCTCATGGCGTAGCCGTACCAGCGTAAATGCGGTTGAAAACTACAACTTAGATCGCCAAGAGAAAATAGAAAAGCGTCTAAAGAAAAAGTCTAAGCAAAAAGCTAAAAAGTCTGCGGCTTCATCTTGAAGCTAGGCATATCACTAAATCTCTTTTTGGTCTCTTCTCTAAAAGATCTATAGTGAGCCATGGCATAAGCATACGAATCGTATTGTTCTAATTCTTCCATGGCTTGCTCTTTAGAGTATAGATTTAGACCAATAAGAGTCCACTTCCACAGAGCATCTACTCCCCAGAAATCCATAAAGTGTAGGACGCCAGGCATTCTTGATTTAGCTCTTTCGATGTAGTTTTCTACTGCAGGTGTAGTCAACTTATCATATTTGATATGACGCCAGAACTCTGAATCTTCACGACCACCTTGATAGTGGAATACTGTGAAATCTTTATAGTACTCGTACATCTTTGTGGTCTTTTTGTTGTATTGGTCTATGTTTGCTGGATTCAAAGTTTTCTCAAGCGTATCGCTTAGATACTCTTGACAGAATGTAAATATCTGCATAATTGTTGCATGAATTGAAGTTGCCTCGAGTGGCTCAATAAATGAACTAGCTAAACCAGAGATTAGAGTATTGCCTTTCCAGAAAGTCTCTACTCGACCTGGCTCAAATTTTATGTGCTTGATTGGTTCGATAGGGTGGCCCATAATTTTCTCGGCCTCGCGTTGCGCTTCATCTTCTGAGATAAACTCGCTACTGTAAACATACCCACAGCCACGTCTACCTCCAGTAGGTGTTCTCCACATCCAACCTGAGGACAGAGCTTCAGCCACAGTGATAGGCTCGATTATCTCTCCCTCTTTGTAGGGAACAAGAAATGGCATAGCCCTATCAACTGCCATACAGTCTTTGTAATCTACCCATTTGATCTCAAGTTTTTTGGCAAGTACCCTAGCAAATCCTGTAGTGTCAACGAAAAAATCACCAGAGATAATTTCGTCTGTATCAAGTACTAAACTTTCAACCAACCCATTAGGTTTTACATTGACATCGGTTATGACAGAATCTATATGCCTAGTGTTAGGAATGCTGAGAACATAGCTCCTCAGATATTCTCCAACTTTATGAGCGTCGAACTGGAAACCATATCCAGATGTTTTTGGCATCTTATCAATGTCATAGCACTGACCAATAACAGATGCTAGATAGGCTTTTTCTGGTCCAAACTCTGTAAGTACATAGTTCAATATGTGGTCAGGAGATACTTTGGAAGTTTCTGATCCATTTATAGGTGCTAAATAAGAACCCTTCTCCTTAGCCCAGTTGATGTGGTGTAATGCAAATTTAGGTACACCACTGACTTTATTCATAAAGTCATCAAAATCAAAAGGTGGCATAAGAGAATTCATGGTCTCGCTGTTGTGAAACAGAGAGCCAGAAAGCAAGTCATAGAGAAGACCACTAGTAGCCTCTCCAGCACCAATACTTCCAATTTTTGTAGATTCAACTACAACAACTTCGTGCTTGCCTGGATTTGACTTTAGAATTGTGTAGGCTGAAACCCAGCCTGCAGTACCTCCACCAGCAATTACAAATTTCATTTATTTCTCTTCTGCAACTTGTTTAGCTTGAAGACAGAACTGAAGGTTTGACTTTAGACGCTCATTATCAGGCTCTAAGTTCAAAGCGTTCTTTGCGTGCTCGAAAGCTTCATCAATTTTACCTAAATAGTAAGCAGAGATTGATGCGAAGTCGTGTGGAGCAGCTCCCCATGACTTTGCTTCACATAGATACTCAAGTGGTTTTTCAACAATTTTTAGAGCATCTGTTGCAGCCTCATAGCACTTAGCCCAATCTTGACGCTCATAGTAGAGCTCTGCCAAGTCAACAAATGGCTCACGACGTCCTGGCGCTTGGTCAATAGCTTTACGGAACCAAATCTCTGCTTCTGCTGGCAATGACTTACCGATAAAACGCATGGATGCAGCACGCTCTGGTGCCCACTGAGCTGTAGGAAGACTTAGGTGTCGCTTCAGCTCTTCTGCTGCTTCCATGTAGTGACCATAGAAGTACAACTCACGTCCATAATAGAACGCGTTGCGGTCATTGTATGGGTCCTCTTTCACAGAAAGAGCAAGCAATGGTAGGTACTGAGAGCGAGACTTTGTTGGGTCTGGGTGGTGGTGAGTTTCAATTTCTGGAATCCATTCTTGAACTTCCTCACGACCATACACATAAAGGCACTCGTGTACTGGGTGACGCCAGCGATAGTTTTTACGAGTGTGGATATGGTCATAGCTAAACTCCAAACCTGGAGTTCCATCCTCATTCCAAGACCAAATGTGCTTATAGCGTGGACGAGTTACTCCTCGCTGCCATGCAAGTTCAAGAGGCTTACGCCAGTTTGGTGTGATGATCTCATCCATATCGAGAGAGATACACATATCAATATCATCAGGAAGTGCAGCAAGTGCAGCATTACGAGCATCATCAAAACGCCAAGGAGAGACGCGAACGTCTACAACATTGATGCCAAGTTCACGAGCACGTTGTACGGTTCCATCAGTAGAGCCAGTATCGGCAATTAGTAAGTAGTCAGCATCTTTTGACGCTTCAAACCACTTGTCAACAAACTGACGCTCGTTCAGAGCGATTGTATAGATTGCTACCTTCATATATGTACCCTACCCTAATTTCTTGAACCATCGTTGATAACCATCAGTGATTATCGAAACTTTTTCTGAATAGATTGACCAGAAAGCATCAATTGCCATGCCTGGCTCGTTTATTCTACCTAGCCCAGCTGACCACAGGTAGTCATCAAACCCTAAAATTCCGCCAACTTTGAGGCACTCAAAGGCTGCTACAGCGTCTTTGATTACACCATAGGCTGTGTGATCACCATCAATATAGATAAAGTCATATTGCTGGAGGTTGTTTTTGAAAAACCAATCACTGGTTCCTTTTACCTTGACAATTTTTCTATCATGACGACCACGCTGAGTTTTTACATCATAGAAGTGTTCAACAGCATTCCACTGCATCTGATGGTGAGATGGTTCGTCAGAGCCTTCCCAAGTATCGACGTCTACTAGAACCGATTCTGGGTGGGTTAGGACATTTTCAAGTAGCCAAACAGAAGCATCACCAGTGTATGCACCAACCTGTAGCATTCTTACTGGCTTATCTTTATACGATAAAAGATGTTTCTCAAAATTTGGTAGACCATCATTGGCAAACCAGTTTGGTAAAGCGTCCATTCGTCTCCTAGTGTCGTTACTTTATTCTAGTATGGTGAGGCTCCAGAGTAGCTGTTGTTAGGAGTTCCTGTCCAGAAGCCCCCATTTGAACCATCAAAATATGTACCTAAAGTAGCTGTATCTTCGAACATAACAGAGTCTACCAAGAACTTGTCTCCAGAGACAGCCGAGGCCGTTACGACACGAATAACAGCGTAGTTTCCAATGGGGGCCTTTGTGAAGCTACCAGATAGACGTACCCAGTTTCCAGTGACGGATAGGGAGGTAGTTCCTAGGTTTGCAAAATCAACAGTACTCGTGCTGTCTACGGTTTCATATTGAAGGTATCTAAGATAGTAGTTTGCTGTCGATGTTCCAGGTAGTAGCTTTACATATGCACTTACTTGAAATGGACCCTCACTCAAAAGAGGAATTCTGTCTTGGATATTTACAAAAGATCCTGCAGCGTTAGTTACCTCAAGGGCTGCAGATCCAGTATAAAAATCACCAGTTACTCGAGCAATTGTCGCGCCACCACCAGCTACCCAGTCAGTAGTGTCTACTTCAAAAGACGGGTTTTTTATGTAATTTACTCGATACCCAAGCGCTAAAGGCTCAGCTGGGTTTTTTAGATTTCCAGCTGAACCAAATTGACCAATACTTACTGGCATGACTAGCTAAGCGCCAAGTCCCCAACAAGCGCCCACTCATTAGTATCAATCTTCACTACAGCTGCGAATGAGTACTGAGTTCTTAGCTTATTGGTAGGGGTTGAACGAATATCAACACCAGCAACTCCTGTAACAGTTACTTGTCCAGTTCCATATTGATAGATATCAATTTTTTGTCCTACCTCGAAGGCATCTGTAGCATTGGCAGGAATTACAATCTCCATAGGAGTGCTAGAAGTAGTTTTTATAATTTTTCCTGCGTCAGCTAAAACTGCAGAGTATGTGGTTGACTGTGTAGAAATTACTTGAGCAGTAGACCAGTCTCCCTGAGCTCCAGTAGGACCTGTAGGACCAGTTGCACCAGTATTACCTGTAACACCAATCGGTCCAGTTGGACCAGTGGCACCAACAGCAATTGGTTCCCAGTTGGTGGTTTCAGTATTGTATTTCTTTAGTACTGACATCTGTCTCTCCTAATCCTAAGGAAGTGCGTGCGTCCAAAGAGCACGGTTAGAAACAGCAAGGTTGCCTGCTGTAACAGTTGATGGTAGGTCTGTCTGTCCAGCAACAGTTGCGGTAATACGAGGTGCTAATGCGAGAATCGCAGTAACACCAGCAACCGCACCATGAGCGTGCCCGATAACTGTTGGCAGAGTTGTACCGCTGATAAGAAGAACAGCATATGCGTATGTTTTTCCAGCAGTCTTAGTCCATGAAGAGCTTAGAGCCACTTCATACACGGTGTTGGCTGTAGAAAAAATTGAGGTATCGCTAGCTGTGGAAGCAACTAGTGTCAAATCACCAGTTGCCTCATTGACTTCGTAAACACCAAACTTCACTAAAGTAGGAGTAGCTCCAGCGGCTGTACCAGAAGCCATGCTCAACTTAGTGATGGTTTCGGTTTTTGTTGCTTTTCTGTAAGTAAGAAGTAGGTTACCTGAAGTACCGTATGCAACACCTGATAGAGGTGCATGACGGTCAATACTGGCTTCTCCACTACTCAAAATGTCAATATCAGCAAGCTTATTATCAAGGTTGGTAACTTGAGAGCTAGAGATTGTTATCGGGTCTGCTCCAAGAGTCCCGTGAGTGTTGGCGTGAATTAGAATTGCAGAATCAACTGTTGTATCTACCCAAACCACGGATGTATCGCTTGGTGGTACTGCTCCAGATTGGATACCCTGAGAACCAGTAGGACCAGTTGGCCCAGTTGGTCCCGTTGGTCCAGTAGAGCCTGTAGGTCCTGTAGGACCGATATCTCCAGTAAGACCAATTGGACCTGTAGGTCCTCCTGATGGCCCTGTCGGACCAGTTGGTCCTGTAACACCATCAATACCACCGATACCTTGAGCACCTGTCGCACCTGTAGAACCAGTCGGACCAGTAACACCAACAGGACCTACAAAAGCCCATTCTTGGTTCAGATCTGACCAGCCATAAACATTCTCTCCACCAATGACATAAGCATCACCGATAGAACCAATCGGGCTATCTGCAAGAAGAAGATTTAGAGTCGCGTAAGTTCCAAGGATTCTAAGACTAGAACCAGCAGGTCCTGTTGGTCCTGTAGGCCCAGTTGGTCCAAATGTTCCAGCAGGTCCAGTAGGTCCTGTTGGAGCAATAGTTGCAACAGTATTGAAACCGCTACCTGTGTAGAACTTTACATCTTCAGTAGAACGGTCAATCCAAATATCTCCAACCTGAGGATAGCCTGGTTGGTTTGTGGAATAGGTAATGTTTGCGCGACCCTCTTGCTCATAAGCAATAGTTGCGGAAAAAGTTGCACTTGTTGTGGTCGCAGACACCCAAATTTTATCGCCAGTATTCATTGCAAATCGGAAAGTCTCGAAAGACTGACCAACGCCAACAGTCAAATTGGTAACAACGTATGAGCGAGCGGCTTCAAAACCAAGAGCTTCTACAGGGTCAACGTAGATGGTTACGTCAGTGTCGACGTTACCTTTGTTTACGACAATAACAGAAACAACACCAACGATATCTGCAGTCGCCAAAAGCGTTGCTTGATTGGAAGCGGCAGCCGAGGTTACACCTAAACGCTTTACTGGCATGTGTCTCTCCTGACTGTCTTCACTATGTGTCTCATAGAATTATACCTTTATTTTTCTCTACTGGTTAGCAAAAATTGAGAAGGGTCGCTGGTCTGCCATAGGGAAAAAGGCTAAACTAGGGGATCCCCCATGAACACTCAGAGTGGAACTGTAGTCATTATTTTGACCTGTTTCATAGAGGCTCAAATTGGAAGATGTCTTTAGGTATTTTGAAATTTGCGCAGGACCCCAAGTTGGGTGAGCTTGAGCAACTAGAGCAGCCATCCCAGCTAGCTGAGGAGCAGCCATAGATGTGCCGCTCAAAGAAGCCTGCTTGAAAGAGCTATTATAGAAGTAGGGGGAGTTTTCTGAGTAGACATTGTTGTTACTCATTGCAGCCATGATTTCGTCTCCTGCTGCATACATGTCTACACCAGGACCAGTATTACTGTAAGAAGCTCTAACTTCAGTCGCATTAGGTCTTGTGCTCGTCGATACTGCCCCAATAGTCAGTCCAACATTAGATGCAATGTATGGGCTCATGCCTCGGTGGTAGTAAAAAGTACCGAAGTCAGTCAATAGGTAGTTGTTGTAGTCAAGACCACCATCAACGTCAATTTTTTGTGAGTCATTACCTGCTGCATTTACAACAAAGATTCCTGCAGCTGCTGCTGTAGCAACGTCAGCGTCAACAGAAGTAACTCTAATTGGAAATTGATAAGCGTCAGTAGCTACTAAACTTCCAATATGACCTTTAGCTGGGTCTTTTGTCGTACCAATCCAAGAAGAACCTCGGTAATTTCCACCATTGATTGCGTAAAGAGTAGTTCCTTCTTGTAGATCAAATGAGAATGATTCTAAATCTGTTCTCCAAAAAACGCCATATCCCCAGCTGTTGACCAAGATAGTAGGTCGTCCAGATACTTTATTGTTATGCCAACCAATCAAAACATCAAAAGCTGTAGAGACATCAAGTCCCTCATCAATCCCGCCCTGAAGACCTTGAAGCTTTATTGAGTAGATATCAGCGTTCTTTGCCCACCCATAGGTTTTACCAGCCATAGTGGATGCAACGTGGGTACCGTGTCCATCAAAATCTGTATAAAAATTTAGTGGCATAACTCCCGAAACACCACTTTGAGCAAACCAATCAATCTCTTTTACGCGACTAAATTGATTATCTACTGTACGAAATTCTGGATGATTTGCTTGAATACCACTATCAATGATTACAACGTCAACGCCAGTTCCGTCTAATACATAATCATAGGATCCACCTGGGTCTGCAGTAGCAGTTCCATAAACGTTAGACGTACTTGTGTGGCGCAGGAGTCCCCAGTTTACAAAGTCGCCTGTAGCAAGAGGGCTTTTAGAAAATGTAGCTGTTTGAAATGCAGTTTTTCTAGGACGAAAAATTGACAAATCTTGAACATCCTCAACACGAGGGTCATTTTTTAGATTTGCTGCTTCTTCATCAGTTAGCAGGTAGACGGTATTTCTAGGACTATTTGGTCTTTCGTTTGCTACCTCTACTGGACGATTTGGAATAGTCTCTGGTGTAGTTTTATCGGTAGTCAGATCTTCATAGACAGAATCTGTTAGCTCTAGGTTTGGGGTGGTTACCGTATATTCTTTGAGTCCATCCACTACGCCACAACCGTTCTATCAGTCATTCGACGCCAGTCAGTTCCATCATAGAAAACAGGAACAGCGCCTCCAGCCTCATCAGAACAGTAAGCTATAGCACCAGAAGTGGCAACTAACGCTCCCAATTCAGCCACAGTTTTAGTGACTAGCACCATTGGAGTAGTTACCAAAACCTCAGTGGTAGGGTCTAAAGTTATTGTTGTTGGGGAGCTTACAGTGAATGTTCCTGTGCTCGTTGATGGCGGCAATAGCTGGGAAGTTTCAATACCTCCAACATATAGACGCTGAATCAGAGCGTCATATGTAATTCCAGCATTGGTTTTACCACCAAGTGCACCAGTAGCAGATTCATAAAGACCTACATAAGTAGTTGAATCAGAAGTAGGAACAACATCAACGGAGCCCGAACCTGCTGGACCTTGAGGACCAGTAGCTCCAGTAGCTCCAGTTGGGCCACCTGATGGACCTGTAGGACCGATGTCTCCCTGAGGACCTTGTGCACCAGTTGCACCTGTAGGTCCTTGAGGTCCAGAAATTTGACCTAGATTTACCCAAGCCGTTCCGTTCCAAAGATAGGTATTGCCTGTGTCTAAAGTGACATATGCATCATTGACTGTGGCACTAATTGGTAGAGATGCAAAATCTGGAGCATTACCAACAATTATGATGTTAGTTCCAGCAGCTCCTGTAGGTCCAGTTCCTCCTGTAGGACCCTGTGCACCAGTAGATCCCTGAGGACCAGTAGGGCCAGCTACACCAGCTGGACCTGTCGGTCCTGGAACGTTAGAAGGGTCTCCCTGTGGACCAGTAGCACCAGTCGGACCTTGAGCACCCTGAGGCCCAACAACATTGCTAGCAGGACCTGTAGGTCCTGTTGGTCCAGGAATACCCTGAGGACCAGTTGGACCAACAATAGGACCGATGTTGTCCCAGTTTGCTCCATCCCAGTAGTAAACGTTATTGTCTTGGGCAACTACTACATATGAATCACCTAAAGTATTGCCTGTTGGTGGTAGTGATGCAATGTCAGCAATGGTTCCAAGTAGAGTTACTGTTGTCGCTTGTGGACCAGCTGGACCAGCAGGTCCAGTAGGACCTGTCGGACCGTCAGAACCACCAATACCATTAGGACCTGTAGGTCCTGTTGCTCCAATAGCACCAGTTGGTCCAGTTGGGCCACCTGATGGACCAGTCGCTCCAGTTGCACCAACTGGTCCAGTAGGACCAGTAGGTCCAGATGTAACACCAGTACCTACGATTTCCCAACCTTGCGATGTCTTTTGCTCAAGAGCTCCAGCACCACTATTTAGTTCTGTGTTGAATCGAACATACCCAACCTCTGCGCTCTCGCGGCGTTCAGCAGTTATACCTTTATCAACATAAATAGTGTTGTATAGACCACGAATCTCTTTATTAGTAAGAGTCTGAGAGACGTTCTCTGGAAGAGCTGAATCTTCCTGAGCAATACCTACACAGCTAAATGATGCACTAGATGTGCTTGATCTAACGTAGAGAGTATCTCCAGAGTTTACGGCGAATCGGAAAGTCTCGAAAGACTGTCCAACTCCTATCTCTAAGTTGTAGCAGATATACGCAAAGTTTTGCTGAATTACAGCGTTGGCTGGGGCAACCCAGATGCTAACTTTACAAGCAGGGACAGCGACAGCAGACTTGTTCGATACGATGACCGAAACAAGGTGTGCTGACGAAAATGCTGCCAGTGATGTGTCTGCGTTAGCAGATGGGTTGGAAATTCCAAGTCGCTGAATCGGCATTGTTTCCCTCTCTTACGCCTGAGCTTCTGCCCATGATAGCTTAGCTGACGCTAGGGTGGAGTTACCAGTAAGACGCGATACCGCGATTGTCAAGATATCTGGACCGTCTGGGAAGATAGAGTCTCCACCGAGGATAGAGTTTGATAGCTCGAACAGTGAGGAAACGTCTACTGTTGTAGTAGCCTCTACACCACCAGATCCACCAGATGCACGGAAGTTGTAAACCTGAACTCCACCAGACACTGTGTCTGCTGAAGTGTGCTCAACAATCTGAGTCAATGAAGGTGAATCTACACCGACAAAGTTCAAGTTGTTTAGACGAGGGTTTAGAAGAACCTTCACATCGACAAGCTGAGTTGTAGAGACACCAACTTCTTGTAGACGTAGCTGCATTCGGTTGATAACATCTCGGTCACCGAGCTTACCTGTAAGACCTTCAGATACTGAAGGGGATAGGCGAATCGAGATCAACGGCTGGTAGTTTGGACCAGATGTGTTGTTCAATGAGCCATTTGGATACAAGAAGTAGGTGTACTGAGTGTTTCCTTGACTTGTGAAGTTGATAACTTCAGAAATTGCAGCACCTGGTTGGTCAATTGCAGCCACTGTCTGAGTTCCAGCAACGGTGTATGTAAATACAGTATCGCTAGTTCTTGTGACGGTGTAAGCACCATTTGTAAGGTTAGCTGCAGTCAAACCATAAATTCCAACATACATACCAGTAGTCAAACCGTGTGGAGTAGCTGTAGTTACAGTAATTGTGCTACCAGACCTAGCAACGTTTGCACCAAGAGTGATTGTTGCATTGGCTGGAGTCAAGTGAATCAAGTTCACAGAGTTTACAAATGCCTTGTAGCTTTGGTTATTTGCCAAGTTTGCATAAGTATTTGAACCAACTACAGCAGTTGTTGGGTTCAAGGTATTTGTACCTGGGAAACCGTTAGGAGCAATTGATTGGAACTGCAAGATGTCACCAGTATTGAAACCGTGAGACTGTACAGTAATCAAGTCATTTGTAAGGTTGATACCAGCAGACGCAAATGACTTGGCTGTTGTTCCAGTAATTTGTAGAGTCTGGCTTGAACCAGTGAACAAGTAAGCGTTGTCATCGTCGAAGCGACCATCCATGATGACCGAGGTACCCCAGTGGAACAAGTAAGGGATGTAAGTCGGGTTCTCATAGGTCACAACTTCGTAGCGAGCTGGGAGGTTACCAGAGCGGAAGTATGACTCGTACAAGTTGTTGTTGTGGATAAATTCGTGGACGTACTGAACCTGACCGTCTGTGGTCTTGAACCCGAAGCGAATCTTACCCGCACCATACCAAGAGTAGTCAATGTAGGACATCTGAATACGGCTTGTGTCAAGTAGGTAGCCAGTTGGTCCAGAACCATCGCAAACGTCGATTGACCACTGTGACTGAGGAACCTTAGTATCAACAGTCTTTGTCATGATGATACCTGACTTAGCAGGTACAAATGAGTGGACTGTTGTTGTACCAGTGCTTGAGAACTCTACGTTAGTGTTTGAGTCTGGGTCAGCAAGTAGCTTGAAAGCATTGTTTCTGCTACCGATATCAATCGATGCAAGGTCGATGTAGTAAGTACGACCGTTGATAAGACCACCAATAGGGTCACCGTCAATTGAGTTGTAAACAACTGGAAGACGGTCAGAGAAACCGTGACCAACAATAGAAACAACATTTGTGCTGGTGTTTACTTGGGTCTGAGGGTTGAATTCCTTTTCAGCTCCAGATGAACCCTTGTACTCAGGTCGAACAGACATACGAGTGTCAGAGTCAATCTGAGTAACACGATATGACTGACCACGCATAACGATGTAGTCACCTACAGTAAGCTGAGCTTGGAAGCTAGTGTTTGTTCCAAAGATAAGCTCTGAACCTTGAAGGGCAGAAGCTGATCCAGCAAGTTGCTGAGTAGATGAACGACGAACTGCATAAATCTCAGAGCCGTTGAACTCGTAGAACATACCGTTCTGGAAGTCGAACATACCTGAACGAACAGCACCGTTTGACCACTCGCGTACATAGAACTGTGGGAATCCGTATGCGCGGTTTTGAACGATTGGTTCAAGTGCAGGGAATCTAAATGTTGTTAGATCTACTACTGTAACTTGGAACTCACCGTTATAGACAGTGCTTTGGTTTCCGTATGAATCTTCAGCCTGAGATACAACAATGTAGAGACCAGAAACTAGACCGTGAGGACGACGTGTTCTAGCCTCAATTGTTGTTGGTGAGAACTGAATCATGCTCTCGATGTCAACAGATGGCTGGAAGTTGATACCGCAAGAAGTCTGTAGACCCTTACCTGACTGGTAGCGGAAGTACTTACGAGTCTGGCGGATAATTTGACCAAGTGATGTCTTTGCACCAACTGACATCTCAACACCACCGTCGAATGGACGGTGTAGTGAGTAGCCCTGAGGACGTACATACACGAAGGTAGGGAATGAGTATGAAACTGCGGTGTAGGCATTAGCGTATGGACGGTCAACAGTAATCTGTGTATCCGAACCAATAGCTGTAATACGACGAATGATTGGACCTACTGGTACAGTCTTTACGAATGTAAATGTAGTAGCACCTGGGTTAGTACCTTGGGTGCTGAAATCCACTGCCTGAAGGTTATTCAAAGCATCGTTATATGTGTTGTGAAGAGTCAATTCAGTGCTTGATACTGCACGAACAAAGTAGTAATAACCATCAACCAAAGGAGATGGAGCCACACCAGAATTTGATGCAAACTTCACGACGTCACCAGTGCTAAATGTGTGAGCCTTGGTAACTCGGTTTGTTGTGGTGTTTACATCCGCAGCAACAAAAGAAACTGTCGTGTTTGTGTTAGGTGGGAATAGACGGAAACGGTCTCCCACCTTGAGAATCTTTGAGAACGAAGTACCAGTACCGTTTACAAGCACCGAACCTGCGCCTACGGAGACTGTACCTGCACCAGTAACGTTACCGTTGATCTGGTCTGTGATGAGCTTGTGTGCAACACCAGTACCGTGGTCAGTGATGGATAGAGTGATACCAGAAGCAGCATTCTCAGCTGTAGTTGCTAGACGCAAGTAGTCACGGTTGATTGCTACAACATAGTAGTCAGTGTTGTTTGTTAGACCAGTAATGTCAGTAGCAGCTAGACCCTGCTCATAACGAACCTTTGTTCCAGTTGTAAAACCGTGTGAAGGTAGGTAGAAAGTCTCCAAATTCAAATCAATAGTTGAACGAGGGTTGAATGTCTTAGTAATTACAGGAACATTACCCTTTGCTTCTACAGTAAATGTTTCGGCATTTGGAGTAGATGTAATTGAGTAAATACCATCTGGAGTCTTGCTCAATGAGCGAAGGCTGTGACGACCAACACCAAGTGGGCTGTTAGTAATATCTACAGCCACGCCAGCGTCTGCGTTTTCAGGTGTAGTTGCCAACTTGATGTTGTCACCGTTTACGAAGATTACATAGTAAGGAGTTGCAGTAGTAAGACCACTAATTGCAGTCTGACCCTTTGCGTCGTACTCAACTAGTTCTCCTGCAAGGAATCCGTGGCTAGGAACAGTCAGAGTGTTAGTTGTGTAATCAAGAGAGGTTAGGTATAAGGATTGAGTTCCAGTACCTGGACCAGTGATGTTAGCGACGCTAGCAGGTAGGTTTGATGCATTTGTGGAAAGCTTCACGATGCTGTTGTCTACCTTGGTGATGTAGTAAGTTCCATCATTAGTTAGACCTGGAATTGTGGTTCCACCACCATTGTTGTATCGAACAGCTTGACCTGTTACCAAACCGTGGTTAGGAATGTAAAGAGTGTCTTCAACATCGTTTACTGTCAAGAAGATGAAGCTGTGAGCGGTACCTGTACCTGCAGAGGTAAGGTCAATGACAGTAGGAGAGTTTAGAGAAGACTTTAGACGAATCTGGTTAGCGTTCAAAACTTCTGCGACATAGTATGTCAAACCGTCTTGAAGACCGCCAATAGCAGTACCAGAACCAGTGTCGTACTTCAACGGCTGGTCAACCAAGAAACCATGGCTACTAATAGTCAAAGTGTTGGTTGCAGTGTTTACAACAACTCGACTTAGCGTAGATGATGTTGTAGTTTCACGAGAAGACGGATCAATCAAGTTGATATTTGTAAAGCTTGGTGCTGGAGTAGTGCTTAGACGATATGTGAAAGCATCCACCGTATTGACATAGAACACGGCATTGTTTTGGATTCCAGTAGGAGGAGTTCCATTGAAAAACAATGTAATTGCTTCGCCATCGCTCAATGTGTGAGCTACAGGGCTGTGAATCACGTCATTCTGGGTATCAAAGTTGATAGGTACAAATGAGTGATATGAGCTTCCTTGAGCTGCGATAGCAATAGTGTTTGTTCCAGACTCAGCGTCTTGGGCTGTTGGGTGAACACTGTTACCAGTGGTAAAGCTGGAAACTAGTGTAACTAGAACGCTACCTTCTCCAGCATTGTAGGAACCAACGTTTGCAATAGCTGAGCCATTGAATGTAGTAGCGCCATCAAAACGACCGTCTGAAGTTGCAACGTTTGTAGCTGTAGCAACGATGAAGGAACCTCCACCACCACCAGACTGGTTAGCGATTGTGGAACGAGCTCCACCACCACCAGAGTAGCCACCGCCACCACCAGCTTGACCAGCACGAGTACCGTCAGATTGACCTCCACCACCGAAGCCACCATAACCACCGACTGAGGTGTTAGTTCCCTGAGTCAAACCATCAACAAATGATCCACCACCGAGAGTGATAGTAGCTCCAGTGTTGTTGGAGTTGAAGAAACCATTCGCACCACGCGAGAAAAAACCACCAGCAGCTGCTGAGTAACCACCAAGTGAACGACCACCGAAACCAGCGTTACCACCAGCAGCAGTTCCGTTTGTTGAAGTTCCTGCTAGACGTCCTGTTTGACCATTTCGTCCTGCACCAGTATTTGGCTCAGCTGAGCCACCACCAGCAATAAACAAAGGCTCGTTACCAGTTTTACGAACAACGAATGTTCCACCACCGCCACCACCAAAGTTACCTGATGCTGGAGCAGCACCAACTTGACCGACAGCAATGGTAATAACTTCACCCTTAGTTAGTGAAATACGACCTTGAACAATTGCACCGCTACCAGCACCACCAGTACCAGGACCGTTATAACCACCAGCACCGCGAACATCGAATGAGTAGACACCTGATACTGGAACTGTCCAGTCTTGGTAACCAACAAATGCTCCTTGAGCAATGTACTGCTCATCCCATGATGTGTTGTAGAAAGCACGCATTTCAGTCTGGTTAGGACCTACACGACCAGTTTTGTTACAAGTAGTAAATGTGTGCGATGTAAAAGGGTAGAGAGATTGAGAACCAGCAAAACTTGAGATAGAAACGTTCTTTAGGAAGTATGTATCTCCACTAGTAAGTCCAGTAATTGGTGTTCCGTTGGTGTAATACTTCACTGCTTGGTTTGTTGCAGTAGATGAGTCAATATTTAGCTTATTGTCATAAACAACAGGAGTATTGAAGTTTACAGAACCAGCAGTACTGCCAGTAATATCTATAGCATTTCCACCAGAAGTAGTAGAAAACTTCAACTTCTTAGGTTCTGTAGTAACGACATAGACAAGACCATCTTCGGTGTAGCCGCCAATAGACCCAGCACCTGTTGTGTATAGGAATGCTGTGCCAGGAACAAACGCTGCAGGGATAACGCTTCCTGTAGTGTTCTTGTAGTAAATAAAGTCTTCGTCAGTATTTACATTCACCTTAGCAAAGGAGTGGGTACCCGCAGCACCCGCAGCCGTTACGTCAATTGGCATTTATATTCTCCTTGTTCTTTAGAGCTTTGTAATAGAAACTTGACCCATACCACCGCTGGCTGTGGATGAGTTGCTTTGGTTAGCACCATTATTGAATGATCCACCACCAGCGCCAGAAGAAGACCACCATGAGCCTGGACCACCAGAGTAGCCACCGCCACCACCAGAGCCTCCAGCCCAACCACGGCCTCCACCGCCACCACCAAAACCACCTGTGTAGCCGTAGCTACCACCATAAGCACCGTTGGTAAATGATGTACCAGGACCACCCCAGCCACCACCGTTACCATAAAAGCCACCGCCTCCACCGAAGGAGTCACCGTTTCCACCGTTACCGCTAGATGCACCGCCGTAGCTTGCATTTCCGCTACTGCTTGTACCAGTTGGAGCATCTGCACCGTTGAAGTTAGGTGCACCACCTCCACCACCACCAGCTACTAGAAGTGGAACGTTTCCAGCGCGAAGAGCAACGAATGATCCACCACCACCAGCACCGACGTCACCGCCACCGTTACCAGCTTGACCGACAACAATTGAAAGTTCGTCACCTAGGTTTAGGTTGAAGTCACCGCGCATACGAGATCCGTATCCACCGCGAGTACCCCAGTTAGATGCCCAACCACCAGCAGCACCATATGCTTCGATACGGTAAGTTGCTGATTCAGGGACAGTCCAGACAATTGTTCCAGTGTTACCTGGCATAGTGATGTAAGTGTTACCCCATGAAGGGTTACCTGCTCCAGAACGAGCCTGAGTTAGGTTTGGTCCACCAGAACCACTAGCTCCACCAGTGTTGAAGTTGACTGATGAGAATGAGTAAAGTGCAGGTGGCTGGTCAAACTGATATGTGTGAGTTTGGAATGCAGTGATTCCATCAGCATCTGTTGCAGTAATAATTACAGTTCTACCTGGAACAGCAATATTTTCCTGAGGAGTACCTGATACAACACCAGTAGATGTGTTCAAAGTAAGACCAGTAGGTAGAGTTCCACTAGTTACTGCATATGTAATTGGAGCTGTAAGACCTACTGGAGTTACTTGTGTAGGAGTGATTGCATATCGGCTGTACCCACTACGAGACTGAGTAGTAGGAAGAAGCTCACCAACAGTCTGGTTCAATGCAAAGTTGTGGCTGTCATACACGAGAGCAACAAAGTAGAAGTTCTTATTTTGGTCTTGGGTTACAACACCAAATTTTCCATCAACAGGAGCTTCGTAACGAAGCATGTCAAAACGAGAATACCCATTGTCTTTGACGTGGAAAATATTCTTGTCTAGTGATACACCGATTTGCTTGAAAGTCTGTGTACCAGTTCCACCAGAGATTGAAGTCTTAGTTGCACCAGTTGGTAGGTCCTTCAATGTGAAAGCGTACCCAGTTCCACCAGTTGGGAAGAATGAGTCAATAAAGTAGGTAGTGTTTGCAGTCAAACCACTAGCTGCGGTACCAGTGGTTGTGTAGTAAACCATTGCACCGTAGTACCAGTCAAGAGTTTCTCCGACAGCAGCATTTACGTTGATTAGAGATCCACTGAAAGAGCTAACAGTTCCAGACTTACCTAGAGTATTAGAACCGTCAAATTCTTTAGGGGTGTCATTGATAATTTCAACTACTTGTTCTGTAACTGGGTTTACGTTGTTACCAGCAAAAGTACGAGCTTGGTTAGCTAGCTGGAAAGTTCCAGTCATTGTGGTAGGGATTTCAATGACATCGCCATCTGGAACAGCACTAACTTGGAATGTAGAACTTGCAGACCCTAGTTGGTCAGTAGTCTTTAGGAAAACTACTCCGCGAGGATTAGTAGCAAAATATCCTCCACCAGCAACTACGCTGTAGTAGAGAGGAGTTCCAAGTGGCTTACCTACAAAATTCTCTGTACCGTGAGCAACTGTGATAGTCCCATTTGTAATGTTCGCAGTTGTCATGTTGACGGTGCTTGTCACACCAGCAACAGTCGCTGAGTTAGACCAGTCAATGTTTAGCTGGGAAAGAGTATTTGAACCGTCAAATGTCTGCGCAGTTGCAGAGTTTGAAGAGTCGAAAGACTTGGCTTCGTTGTTGTTAGCAGGGAATTCCTGAGAAATGGTTGAGTTCAAGTTCAGGAAGTAGAACGGAGTGTCTACAAAGAATCCATGGGTAGAGCCAGTACGAACAGTAAGAGTTGATACGGCCTCGCCGTCAGTTGTAATACCAGCAGCGTCTGCTAGACGAAGCTGAGATCCTTGGAAGAACTCGCCTGTAATAATAGAAGAATAAAGGTCCTCAATCGAGTTTGTACCAATTTGTACATCTTTACATAGATATGTAAAGGTAGTTGGGTTAGGGATTGAGTTGATGATGTATGAACCATCAGCAGTGATTGATTTAGTACCTGTAACGCTAATAGGAATACCAACTGCAAGTCCGTGCGGAAGACCTGTAGTTACGGTAATTTCACGCGTACCATCATTTGTAGTGATAGCAAGAAGGTTAGGAATAGTTGTATCACCGCTCTTAGAGAAGAACGATGGAGTGTTGTTGATAAGCTCAACGGTTTCCCACTTAGTAGGCTGTAGACCATATTCGAAGTCAGTATCGATAAGGTTTTCAGGCTGGGAAACGCGGAGTTTAGTTACTGGGTCAATAAACTCTTTAGGAAAGCCAATTTGACCGCCAGAGGAGCTTGAACCGCTGCTACCACCAAGAAAACCAGGCATTAGTTAGTACCTCTCTTACCGCACACAAGATTTGTTAGTAGAATACCATTTGCTGTGTGAGTTGATTCTGAAAAAGTGCTCGTGTTTTCCATGTTTTAGCTTCCCATCCACCATGATGTAGATACAGCTAGGGACCCGACGGCTCCAGTTGCACCGACAGGGCCTGTGGAACCACCCTGAGTTTGAATAAATACTCCGTTGTAGAAAACATATGTAATTGCTGTATTGGTGTTGAACCAAGCATCACCATTTACAGCAGTTAGAAGATCAGGTTGCGTAGGACTAGCTGTGAACTTACCTACGGGACCAGTTGGTCCTGTTGGTCCTGGAACTTCAGACTGTGCACCTGTTGGACCTGTTGGACCTGTAACACCACGAGGACCTGTTGGACCCTGAGGACCAGTAACATTTGAATCTGCACCAGTAGGACCAGTAAAACCACGAGGGCCTTGCTCTCCTTGTAATCCTTGTGGACCAGTAGGACCTTGAGGACCTGTAGGACCAATAGGGCCTTGCGGACCAGCAACATCAGAAACAGGACCTGTAGGACCTGCAATACCTTGAACACCAGTTGGACCTTGAGGGCCAGTTGCACCAGTTGGACCTTGGATACCTTGAGGACCTTGAGGACCAGTAGGGGTTACACGCTTGTTTTCCCAAACTGTGCCAGTCCAAACCCAAGTCTGACCGCCAGAGGTGAATTCTTCACCTATGACAACTGGGGTAGGGAAATCAATCGCTGCCACTATGTCCCGTCCTCTCTGCTCTAACTATCTATTCTACTTTGGAAATTACTATCTAAGAGTTTGGCTCGCTAAGGCCAGCGTTCTTCATTCCGACAAAAGCTTCAGCCCAAGCAATGGCTGAGCTCAGTGACTCCCATGGGCCACTCTCGTCGATTACGTTTGTTCCGTGAAGTATTTGGACCATTGGTCCTTGTTCTATGATGACATATGAAAACATTGCTGTTAGCCTCCCGCGTATGCGATCTTTCCACCATTACCTACAGCAATGGCTCTATTAGTATCCATATAGATACCGTTGACGTTACTTGTTCCAAACCCAGAGACGCGTTGAATCCAAGTTATTGAGTCATTAGATGTTCCAATTTTTCCAGCTGTACCACCAGCTAAGTACGTCTCAGTGTTTGCAGATACTGCTCTAATTTGAGATCCACCAAAAGAAGAAATAGGGAAAATTTGAGTCCAAGTAGTTCCATTAGTTGAAGTTGCAATCTTTCCAGAATCTCCAACGGCTATGAATTTACTACCTGAAGAATTGGCTGAAACAGCAAAAATAGTACTTGTAACAAAAGACGAACTTCTCTGAGTCCATGTAAGACCATTTGTTGATGTAGCTAGCTTTCCATCATAACCCACCGCCACAATTGTGGTTGAAGTTGACCAGATTCCATTTATGTAGCTAGTACTAAATGAAGATAGGCGCTGAATCCAATCAATTCCATCTAGAGATGTAGCAAGCTTGCCTGAAGCCCCCACGGCTACCCAAAGGGATGCCGATTCAGCATAAGTCAATCCTAGAATTGCACTTGCTCCAAAAGATGAATTTTGTAAAGTCCATGTAATTCCATCTGGTGAAGTAGCTAGTTTTCCAGAACTACCAGATGCAATAAATTGACCATCACCATATGAAACAGCATAAATATTGCTACCAGAAAAAGGAGATGTCCTTTGAGTCCAATCAATCATGTTTGGAGATGTAGCAATTTTTCCTGAACTACCAACAGCAACAAATAGACCAGCGCCGTTATAGGCAATGGCATTGATATTAGAGGTGCCAAAAGTTGTGCTTGTTACTTGAGTCCAAGTAACAGGCATAAAAGCAACTGGTAGTGTCGCATGCATTGCATGGGTAGCGATTAGCATTTTATGCCTGTAGGTTTCCGCTCAACAGCCAAGAGTTTGCACCTAGCTTGATCAAAGATGCAACTGCATATCTACTCTTACTTGTAAATCGATTACCTTCAGAAAGAACGCTAACTCCAGCAGCTCCAGTAACGGAGAAAACTCCAGTACCAAGCTGGGTGAGCACAATCTGAGTTCCAGTATCAAAGGTGTAGTCATTTGTCCCATCTAATGGAACAGTAACTACTGTTGTAGAAGAGCTATTGATCTTTACAATAGAAGCCTTATCTTGAGCACTCAAAACAACTGATTGCAAGTACTGAGGACCAACAAGGTTGTAGAAGGCTGGACCAGTAGGGCCTGTAGGTCCAGAAGGACCTGTCGGACCAGAACCACCAGTTGGGCCAGTTGGACCTGGAACCGTAGATGCTGCACCTGTAGGTCCTGTAACCGCAGGGCCAGTTGCACCAGTAGAGCCTGTAGGTCCTGTAGGGCCTTGAATACGTCCTGTATTCTGCCAAACAGAACCACTCCAAACCCAGAGGTCTCCCGTTGTGGTTACAACATAAGCATCATTGATTTGATTACCAGTGGCTGGAAGCTGGGTGTCATTTGCAACAGTTCCTTTGAACTTGATTGATGCACCTTGAGGGCCAGTAGGACCTGTAGGTCCAATCTCACCAGAACCTAATAGTAAATTCCATGAAGAGTAAGTATTACCGTCACCATTGATTTTATCTACTGCCAATGTCACTGTAGTGACATTGATGTTGGTGATAACACCTTCCATGTAATCTTGAGGGAAGGTAGAACTTGCAAGTCTAGCTCTAGCTCCAGCAGCAAACGCATCTACTTTATTTACAATAAAATTGATTGTTCCGAGAGTTATAGCCAAGGTACTTGTAGAAGTTACACCCACAAAGCTTGCGCCCGTTGGGCCAGTTGCGCCAGAACCTGTAGCACCAGTCGCACCTGTTGGACCAGTAGGACCAGTTACATTGCTAGCAGCTCCAGTAGCACCAGTAGGTCCTGTAGGTCCTGTTGGTCCTGGAAGGTTAGAAGCAGCTCCCGTTGCACCAGTAGCACCAGTAGCACCACGAAGACCAGCTGCACCATCTGCACCAGTTGGTCCTGTAGGCCCAGTGGCTCCAGTGGGACCGACAGGTCCACCTGCTGGGCCTGTAGCACCAGTGGCTCCAGTTGCACCTGTTGCACCAGTTACAGAAGGTCCAGTTGCACCTACAGGTCCAGTTGGACCACCAAAACCACGAGGACCCGTTGGGCCTGTTGGTCCAGCATTTCCCTGAGATCCTGTAGGACCAATTTCTCCTGGTGCACCAGTAGGACCAGTTGCCCCAATAGGGCCAGTTGCTCCAATAGGGCCGCGTTCACCCTCAGCACCAGTTGGACCTAATGGTCCTGTTGGCCCCTGAGATCCAGTAGGTCCAGTTACGTCTAAACCTTTTGCTCCAGTTGGTCCAGTATTTCCTTGCGGACCAGTAGCACCAGTTGGTCCAGTAGATCCTGTAGGACCCGCAACTGTCGATGCCTCACCTTGAGGACCAGTTGGACCAGTAGGTCCTTCACTTCCACTTAGGCTTGAAGCAGTCTCAACCCAGTAGCTGTCATAGTAGGCATAAATTTTTCCAGTTGCTGTGTTGAACCAAGTGTCACCTTCAGCTGCACCAGTTGGAGGTGTATCAGCTGCAAGTAAAAACGTTCCTTTTGCACCAGTTGGTCCAGTAACCGTAGACGCGGCACCAGTAGCACCAGTTGGTCCAGTTGGACCTACTACCTCCGAGATAACTAGATCCCAAGAAGTGCCACTCCAAATCCATGTTTGAAATCCAGAAGTAAATAAATCATTTACTTGTGGGGAGTTAGGAAAATCAATAGCTGCCATTTGTCTCTCCTAACTACAGTGCTGACTCGTATGTAAATTGAATAAGGATTTTGTCGTTTGAGCTAAACAAGAATGGAGTATCCGCGGTTACTGCAACACCTTCATCAAATGTTGATACCTGAGAATGCATAAATAGCTCTATACGATTTCCATTGTTGTTATTGAAAATTGCAGTACCAAAATATGTAATACCTGGACCTTCGTCACGCATAACCACCTGACCAACTGGTTGATAATTCTCAATAACTCCAAGTGCTGGAAGACTGATTGAGTATGTACCAGCACCTCGGTTGAATCCAGTAGTTCCTGCTTGAATTCGAATCTCGCCAAAAATAGTTGCACCAACATAGGTGAAACGACCACTAACTACACCGTTACCGATAGTTGGGTTTGTGATACTTCCGTAGAGAGTAGGTGTATAGGTAGTCCAAGGTTCAATAGCAAAAGACCCTGTTGGACCAGTTGGTCCTGTAGGTCCCGGAACGTCAGAAGGAAAACCGTCTGGCCCAGTAGGGCCAGTAGCGCCTGCGGGTCCAGTTGGTCCTGTAGCACCAATCGCTGTTGAGTCAAGACCTGCTGGTCCAGTCGGTCCAGTTGGTCCCTGCGCACTTGTTCTAACTAGACGCCAAGAGGTTCCGTTCCATACATAGGTCTGGATTCCATTGGTGTATTCCTGACCCACTGTTGGGTTTAGCGGAAAGTCAATCGCTGGCACGTTAGTTACCTCCTCTTCTTATCTATTAGTTCAGTGAAATGTATGAACCAGTGATATACAAGCTGGTTGCAGTAGTTAGTGTAGTTGGAGCAGTTCCAGTTATTGGTGTCAAAACTCCATTTGTACCTGGATAGTAGAGCTTAGCTGTTGCAGAACCTTCAGTAGTTAGTGCAATAACGTCATACATAGCACCACTCTGAGACCCAGCGACATCTAGAACACCACTCAGTTGTACCGCCTGTACTGACTGCGGTAGTTGAGGAAGTGTTACCGTCAACTGAGAAGCTCCAAAAGCAGAACTGCTATATAGGATACGAATTCCCACGGTTACGTCTTGTCCATACTTTACATATGAACCAAAGACAGTTGGAGTACCTGTAATTCCACCAGCTATTGGTGTGTAAGAGTTGTAGTTTGGTTCTCCAATAGGACCTTCAGCACCAGTTGGTCCAGTAGGACCGATTTTATCTACAACGTCGATTACACCAGAAATATTTGTGTCAGATACGTCTACAAACACAATAGATGACGGTGCGTTGAGAGGTACGTCATACACAATGGTTGTATCTGGGCTTGCACCAGTACGCCCTGATGTTGGTGAGTTGTTTGAAGTTCCTGGAACTGTAGATCCAGAGAACTGGCTTAGACGTAGTGCAAATGGGTTTGCAGTCAGAACTTGACTTACATCGAAGTAAACACGCTCGCCTCGAACAACAGTAAGAGTTGGGTTGTCACCAACCAAACCTTCAACTTGGTAAGCTCCTGCATCTCCTGTCGATGTAATTCTGAATGTCACACCGCCCTTAGGTCCAGTAACACCAATCGGTCCAGTAGGGCCAGTAGGTCCTTGAACTGTAGATGCAGGTCCTGTTGGTCCCGTAACACCTGGCCCTGTTGGACCAGTAGGACCAACAATCTGACCTACGTTATACCAAGCAGTTCCATTCCAAATGTAGAGGTCACCATCTGCCTCAACTGAACGACCATCATTGATAGCGTTACCGAGAGTTGGTAGAAGACCAACTGTGGCAACACCTGGCTTCATCGAGATAGATACACCCTGTGGACCAGTTGGTCCAGTAGGTCCAAAACCACCAGTTGGGCCAGTTGGACCAGCTACTGTGCTATCTGCACCTGTTGGTCCAGTAGGTCCAATAAGTGCACCAGCTTCAATCCAACCATTGTTCTCGGTGTAGATGTAGATGGTGTTTTCTTCATAAATAACGTAGTAGTCACCAATTTCACCAGCAACCGCGCCAGCTCCAGCAGCAAAGTCAAGATAGTTGTTGTAGTAACCCTTGATTTGGGATCCCAAACCTTGAGGCCCTGTAGGTCCAGTTACAGAAGGACCTGTTGATCCAGTAGCACCTGTAGGTCCTACAAATCGTCCTTGGCTAGTCCATGATGAACCATTCCATGTGTATAGGAATCCTGTATCAATAGTGATATATGCATCATTGATTGAGTTGCCTGATCCAGGAAGTGCCGAAACTGTCGCAACAGTTCCCTTCATAGATAGTGAGAAACCCTGAGGACCTTGAGGACCAGTAGGTCCTACTTGACCTGTTGCACCAGTAGGTCCAGTTGCTCCACCAAATTCTGTTGTTCCTGTTTCAACCCAGAAACCGTCGTAGTAGATAAAGACTGAACCAGTAGTTGTGTCAAACCAAACTTGACCCTCAGTTGGGTTTAGTGGAGGTGTGTCAGCCTTAGGAATGAATTCTCCAGTGGCACCAGTAGGTCCAGTTACATTCGATGGTGCACCTTGAGGACCAGTTGGACCTGTTGGTCCTGTAGGTCCAGTTACGTTTGAATCTGCACCTGTTGCACCAGTCGCACCAGTAGGTCCTAATGCACCTGTTGGTCCTGTTACACCTTGAATACCCTGAATACCTTGAGCACCAGTAGGTCCTAATGCACCTGTTGGTCCTGTAATACCTCGGTAACCAGTTGGTCCAGTAGCACCTGTAGCACCTGTTGGTCCTACGACTGTTGAATCAGCTCCCTGAGGACCTGTTGGACCTGTCGGACCTACTGGAGCGGCACCAGTCTCAATCCAATATGAGTCGTAGTAAACATATGTTTTACCGTTTGCAGTGTTGAACCATGCATCACCGTTTAGTGGTGTTGCTGGAGGGGTGTCTGCAACAATTGCAAACTTACCTAGCTCACCCTGCGAACCAGTAGGACCAGTAGGTCCCTGAACACCAGTTGGACCTTGAGGACCGATAGGACCTTGAATGTTTCCAACATTTTCCCAAACTAGACCAACAGCATCCCAGACATAGAGATTACCGTTGACTAGGTAACCATCACCCTCGTTACCTGTAGGTTGCGCTGCTTCAAGTTCTTCAACAGATGCATATGAACCAAGAATGGTAATACCAACACCTGGAATACCTTGTGAACCAGTCGCACCAGTAGCACCTGTAGCGCCTGTTGCACCTGTTGGTCCAGTAGAACCAGTTGGACCCTGAATACCTTGAGCACCTGTAGCACCAGTAGGTCCTACTTCACCCTGAATACCTGTAGCACCAGTAGGTCCTACTTCACCCTGAATACCTGTAGCACCAGTAGGTCCTACTTCACCAGTAGCACCAGTAGCACCAGTAGCTCCAATAAATGAATATGCATTCCAGTAGACACCGATAGCTTCACCAGTAGGTGGGATAGCATCATTTGTTGCAATGCAAATGTAGTAATTACCAGCGTAGAAAACAATTTCGCCTACTTGGTATCCATTTGGATCTACGCGAAGAATGTCAAACTGGAATGCAGCAGTACCTGTGTCACCCTTTGGACCAGTAGCACCTTGCGCACCAGTAGGTCCTACCTCACCCTGAATACCTGTAGCACCAGTTGGACCAACCTCGCCAGTTGCACCTGTAGCACCAGTAGGTCCTACCTCACCCTGAATACCCTGAGGACCAGTTGGACCAGCTACTGTGCTATCTGCACCAGTCGCACCTGTAGGACCAACTTCACCTTGGATTCCTTGTGCACCAGTTGGTCCAGTAGCACCTTGCGCTCCTGTTGGGCCAACCTCACCCTGAACACCCTGAGCACCTGTTGCACCAGTAGGGCCTGGAACAGTGCTGTCTGCACCAGTTGCACCTGTAGGACCAGTAATTGAAAGACCTTGCGCACCTGTCGCACCTTGTGGACCTGTAGGACCGATTGGACCCTGAGGGCCCATGTCTCCAGTGCGAGCAAATGTAACGATGATGTCTTCATCGTTTGAGAATGATGTTGCAAGACCGCTTACATAAGAAACTGGAACTGTGAAGTATCCGTTTGCCTCAACGATGCTGCCTGTAATTGTGAAAAGCGCAAAGTCAGTTGAGTTGGTCTTGTTGCTGATTCGCATGTGACCCTTGATTGGGCTTGTCGAATCGTCGATAGTACGAAGGAATGGCTGAATATCAATTGCACCATCAACTTCGTCGTCGATAAACATATATGTAGCAGTCTGAAGATCTGCTTGGTTGAAACGAAGCCTTCCAGTTCCTGGGTCTGCCTCAGTTGTTGTTGTAGAGAAGGTGTAGTCAAATGTTGCTCCACCAAAATTACCTGTTGCACCCTGAGCACCTGTTGCACCAGTAGGTCCCTGAATACCTTGTATACCTTGAGCACCCGTTGCACCCGTTGCACCATCAAGACCAGCTGCACCAGTAGCACCAGTTGCGCCTACAGCCCCTGTAGGTCCCTGAGGTCCTTGAGCTCCTGTTGCTCCTGTAGCTCCTGTGGCACCAGCAGATCCAGTTGGGCCCACATCTCCTTGAGCTCCAGTTGGTCCAGTTGCTCCCGTTGCTCCTGCGATTCCTTGAGCACCTGTAGGTCCAACCGCTCCTGTCGCGCCTGTCTCACCTTGGATTCCTTGTGCACCAGTAGCTCCTGTCGCGCCTGTGGCACCAGTGGCACCAGTTAGACCAGTGTCACCCTTGTCACCAGTACGAGCAAATGTGATGATTACATCTGCAGCATTTGAGTATGAAGTTGCAAGACCATCAAGGAATGAAACTGGAACTTTGAAGTAGCCAGCTGCCTCGGTGCTTGCACCTGTAATTGCGTAGAACGCAAAGTTATTTGCATCGCTCTTTAGCGATATGCGAAGGTGACCCTTGATTGCAGATGTTGAGTCATCAATTGTTCGCAAGTAGTTTTGAATATCAATAGCGCCATCAGACTCATCATCAATGTATAGGTAAGTTGCGCTTGTTAGGTTAGCGTTGTTGAACTTTAGAGTTCCGCTACCTGGGTCTGTATCTGCAGTGTTGTTGCTAAATGTGTAGTCAAGAGTGACTCCACCAAATTGCCCTGTTGCACCTGTAGGTCCTGTTGGTCCCGCAACTGTTGAGGCAGCACCTGTCGCACCTGTCGCACCTGTAGCACCTGTTGGACCTGCAACACCTGTAGGTCCGACTTCACCTTGGATACCCTGAATACCTTGAGCACCAGTAGCACCAGTAGCACCTGTCGCGCCCGTTGCACCCGTAGCTCCAGCAACACCAACTCCTGTTGCACCAGTCGCACCTGTAGGACCAACATCTCCTTGGTCACCCTTTACACCCTGAGCACCAGTTGGACCTGCAACACCCTGAGCACCCGTGGCTCCAGTAGCACCAGTGGCACCCGTGGCTCCAGTAGCTCCAGCTTCACCTTGTGCACCTGTAGGACCAGCTACTGTACTTGCTGCTCCCGTTGGACCAGTAGGACCTTGAATACCTTGTGCACCTGTAGGACCTGTATCACCCTTTGCACCAACGTCACCAACGCGAGCAAAAGTAAGAATTACGTCGTCATTATTATCGAACGCAGTTGCAAGACCGCTTAGGTAAGTTACATTTACCTTGAAATATCCAGTTGACTCTGTGTAGTTATCAACCGCAATCATTGCGAAATAGTTTGGATCTCCCTTACGAGAGATGCGGATGTGTCCCTTCAACTCGCTGGTTGAAGCCATCATTGTTGTCAGAAGATTCTGAACATCAATCGCACCATCTTGCTCATCATCAATGAACATGTAGGTTGCAGCTGCAAGGTCAGCATTGTTGAACTTGACTCGTCCAGAACCTGGGTCTGAGTCTGTGGTGTTTGTTGAGAATGTGTAATCAACAGTTACACCACCGAACTGACCAGCAGGACCTGTTGCACCTGTTGGACCAGTTACATTGCTAGCAGCTCCAGTAGCACCAGTAGGTCCTACCTCACCTTGAGGACCAGTAGGTCCTGGAACAGTGCTGTCTGCACCCGTGGCTCCAGTTGCACCTGTTGGACCAACAGAACCTGTGGCTCCAGTTGGACCTGTTGCACCTGTTGCACCTGTACTACCTGTAGGTCCACCAGCGGGACCCGCTGGGCCTGTTGGACCTTGAGCACCCTGAGGACCGACTAGACCTGTGCGAACGTCTAGACCTGCAGGAGATGAGGTGATACGGTCAACCGTATCGAGCTTGGTGATGTCAATGTCGCTTTCATTACCAATAGGTAGGTAGAAGCGAATTTCTCGGTTTCGTGAGCCAGCGATACGAAGTTTTGCAGTCCAATACCAACCGCGAGGGCTCAAATCTAGGTCATCAGTGCAAGGAAGCTCTACAGAAAACTGACCCTGACTGTCAAGAGTTGCCACAATTGGGGTAGAAACAATGATTTCATCATCGATGTTCTGGACGGTGTTAGAAGCTGTGAAAGTTACTGTCCCAGATGCAGGCGAGCCAGAGCTCTTTAGGAACTGACCGACAACATTTCTAGTGTTTACGTCGGGGGAAAAACTCATGGGCGGCACTCCAGGTCTAAGTGGCGTATGTGGTGATTTGCACAGGGCAGCAAATCTCCAGATTGATTCTTATTGTACGCGGTTTCGCTCATGCCTATCTGAAAATTAGCCTTAGCGAGCTAATGAAAGCACGCTAATATCCCTTCGTGGGTTATGACCTTCCCCGATAACCATGGTCAAAATTCCTGGCAGAGACTCCAGTCCAGCACGGTCACGGAACCACGCGCTGCCTGGATCAACCGTTGGGCATTGAAGCCATAGGCGCTCGCCAATATCCATAGTTTTGAAGTTGTGGAAGTGCCCAGATATCCAAACATCACACATTCCTAGTGCTGTTTGTCCTGCTGCTTGACCTGATAAATACTTCAGCGGGTCTCGAGCTTGGTGACCATGAAACAGACCAAGCATGGTTCCACAGATATCTACTGCCAATGTTTGGTGAGATTTCTCAGGAAAGCGGAACTCAACGTGCGATAGTAACTCGTTCTCTGCACAGGCATCCTGCACTGCCGAGGCAATCTCTACGTTCCAACCATCTGATGGGTCAGCAGAAACCTGACGAGTGACTTCATCGTGATTACCATTTACTACTGGAACAACAATTCTGTCTGCTAGCGGAGCAAAAGCCTTGATTTGAGCCATAAGTAGACGTCTTGCTACTCGAGTTTGCTCTGTTAGTCCTAAGTCAGATGCTGCAAGACCCTGTAAACGACCAGCTTGAGATGTGTTTCCCTCAACGTGGTCTCCTGGAAGCGGTAGAACTACTGTTCCAATGCTTCTACCAATCTTACGGAGCTCTCGAAGTCGCTCAACCCCGCCATTGGTGAGCTCTAGAAGTCTGTCTATAGTTCCCTTTGTACCATCATCGCCCTGCTTCTTACCAATCTGCTGATCGCTAGGGGCAAAAACATAGGCAAGCTCTCCAGATACTTTTTTCTCAGATTTAGATGGTCTCCATTTAGATACTTCTTGGAGAAGCTTTTCTAGGTCTGTATCGCTGATAGTTCCTTTATCTACAGGAACGATTGAAATTCGCTGAGATTCAAGGGTATCCCCTGAGTAAGTCTGCCACTGAGACTTTCTAACATTGGTGATGCTCCACTCTTTAGGATCTAGATTGAAATCCTCCAATAGGGCAGCAGAGTCTGGCATTTCTGACGCTGGACGAGCTTTAGATTGTAGAAACCCACCGTTCTTACTGTCTACCTCTAAGCGAGCTCGATATGCCTCTGGCGTATCGACTGATTTTCTATCAGACCCGTTAGGACCTGGGGAGGAGAGGGAAGCCAGTAGCTTCTCTGTTAGCTCTGACATTAGGCTTCCTGACGTTGTAGGTTATTCTGACCAACATAGCAACGGCAGATTTTTTGCCTATGCAGTCGGACAGAGGCAAAAGAGACATCGTAATTTTCACTCAATAAAATTTTATGAATTTGAACGTTTGAAATCGTTCCTCGTCTAGAGGGGGTAGAAAATACAATCTCTAGGGCTTCTTTATCATCACCAGATAGCTCACTCAGTAGCTTTCCTACACCGCAAGGTAAGCCCGTTTGTGAACGCTGGGTGGTCTTTAGCTTCTCTGCTAGACTCAACGTGTTCTCCCTGTTAGTTGAACTGAAAGGAAACCGAGAACCTATCTCTAAGGTTTACAGTTACCCCACGTTGAAGACTAACAGGAAGGGCTTCAGGAAGATAGCGACACGCCAAAAGATGTTATAAATAAAAGTGTCTCTAGAATTGGACGCTAAGAGGTTTTTCTGCCTCTTTTAGGTTTTACTACAACTTCTTCAGGGATGGTGTCAGGGATTGCCACCGACTTAGCCAAGAACTTGATAAGCAGATCTTTAGTCTCTTTTTGGCTCACAGCAAGTTCATCCAGCTGAGTCTCTAGCTTGTTGGTTTTGCGAGCCACGTCTGCTAAACTGAGTCCCCCATTAGCGGCAGGGTGGATTGGCTTAGTTGCTTCTCCAACTTCCTCACGGATAATTTTTCTAAGTAGCTTGAGCCAGAATCTAGTAACCCCAAAAAAGGCTCCTGTAAGAGCAATTAGGAACATCAACATTGCTGAGACGTCGCCAATGTCAAGGGTGTTTGGCGTGCCAGGCTCCCACCAAGAAGCCGCGAGGATAGTAAACAAGATGGTCCTAACTAGTGCATCTAGTTGTCTTGAGGTATAGGTATTAGTTTATATTAGAAGTTCCTCGGCTATTTGCGTAAAATCAGCAGCAGAGATGTATAGTGGAAGTCTTGAAAAAGACATTCAAAATAAGACTTGACTCTATCGTAGAGTCGAGATAGTTTAGTTCTCATGAAGACGACGGAGGTTATATGAGCGACGAGACCTCCGAGCGCTTAGTCAAGGCGTCTAAGTACTACCCAACCAAGGAATGGAACATCTTCCCTTGCCATGGAATTGTTGGTGGACGCTGTACTTGTAACAAGCCTCACGGGGAGCCTAAAGAAGTAGGCAAGCACCCAGCCATCAATGAGTGGAATATTCAATCAACCCACGACTCTGTAATAGTTGACAAGTGGTGGACTGACAACCCTGACTACAACATTGGCGTTCACTGCCAGAAGTCTGGCTTCTTTGTTATTGATATTGATCCACGTTCTGGTGGACCAGACTCTTTTGCAAAATTTGAAGACATCGTTGAGGGTGCACTGCCTCCAACTGTTGAAGCAATCACTGGTGCATATACATCAGGTAATCGCACTGATCGTGGACGTCACCTTTTCTACAAGTGTGATGACTCCGAAGCTTTTATTGGAAACCTAAATAAGTTAGGTCTTCCAGGTGTTGACATCAAGCACAACGGTTATGTCATCATCGCTCCGTCAATGCACTTCTCTGGTGTGAACTATGAGTGGGTCCCTGGGCATGCTCCATGGGAAATTGAAATGGCTCAGGCTCCAGAAGAACTTCTTCAGGCTCTGCGCAAAAGAACTCGTAAGTCAAGCTTCACTCTTGACGAAAGCAACTGGGACTCTATTGAGTACGACAAAGTTGATGTAAGCAAGATGATGGAAGAGGGAATCCAAGAAGGTTCCCGTGCTGTGGATGTTTACAAACTAACTTGCGCTCTTGCAAATAAGTACGGCACTGACCCAATGAGCCGTCAGATGATTGAGTCTGAGATGTTGCGCTTCAACGCAACTAAAATAACTCCACCTCTACACATTGAGGGAACTAACGGACTTCTTCACCACGTTCACCGTGCAATTGAGTTTGTTGCTAACAATCCAAAAATTGGATTCATGAGTCCTGAAACTGCTGAGTGGATGAAGCAGAAGGCTCAAAATATTTCTCTTCCTCAGCCTGCAGCACAACCTGCGCCTCAAGCGCTGACTGGTGTTGTCATGCCTCGAGAAGCAACTAAGTTCCCTATGGGAACTGGTCTTGTTTCAAGTGCGGTTGCTGCATCTATTGAAGATGGCGACTCAATCGAACAAGCAACATCTTTATCAAACATTGATGTACCTAAAGACCCAGATGCTCTTCGTGCAGAAGATGGTGGAGATGAGGGTAAGCGTTCTCTTTCAGATACTGGTAACGGTCGTCGTATGGTTGACGTCTTTGGTGCAGGTATCCGCTACACCGAAGGTCTTGGCTGGTTCGTTTGGAAAGATGGATACTGGAAGCCAGACCGTGGCGATCTAGAAGTTCAAGAACTTGCAAAGCGTATTCCACCAATTATTTCTGCTGAGGTAACTCGTTACCCAGACACTCAACAAAGTTCTGTTATTCAGTGGGCTCACCAGTCGCGCTCTAACTCTCGTATGAAGGGTGCAATTGAAAGTGCCAAGTCAGACCCTCGTGTTGAAGTAGCAGTTGAACGCTGGGACCACGATGAGAATCTTCTTGGTGTCCTCAACGGTGTAATTGATTTGCGCACTGGAGAACTTCTCAAGGGTCGTCCAGATTTGCACATCACCCGTCGCGCACCTGTCTCATACACTCGTGGTCACACGAATGTTCGTTGGCAGCAGTTCATTGACTTTGCTACTGGTGGAGATAAGGAATATCAAGACTGGCTACAAAAAGCAGCTGGATACACTCTTACAGGTTCTAACAAGTACGACATCATGTTCTTGGTTTACGGTCCAGCAGGTTCTGGTAAGAACACATTTGTTGAAGCTATTGTGAAGTGTCTTGGCACTCAGCAATATGCGTGGCCTCTAGACTCGAGTATCTTGGCAGCTAATGAGCAAAGCTCTGGAAATACAGATATGTATCACTGGGCTCAGTTGCGTGGACGTCGAATGGTTTGGGTAGATGAGCTTCCAGACTCGGAGCGAATCAAGGAAAACTCTGTAAAACGTTTGACTGGTTCATCTGAAATTTCTGCTCGTTCTCCTGGCGAGCAACCATTTACATTTGAATCCCGTGCAAAGCTTTGGGTTTCTACTAACCACCGTCCTATCATCACCGATGATGCGATGTGGCGTCGTATCCGACCTATTCCATTCCTTCGTGTCCCAGAAGTTATGGACCCAGACTTGAAGGCTTACATCTTTGATCCTGAAGGTGCACTTCCAGCAGTTCTCTCATGGGCTGTAGATGGTGCAATCAAACTTCTAGGTTCTGGTTCTCGTGATGCACTTGGATGGTGTACTCAAGTTGCTGAGGCAGCTGAGATTTATCGCAAGAATGAGGACCGTATTGGAATCTTCTTATCAGAAGAGACTAATGAGAACTCGGCTGCGAAAACTCCAATCAAACTCCTCTACGGTGTTTACCGTACTTGGTGTGAAGAGCGTGGAGAGCGTCCAATGACTCAGATTGCATTCCACCGAAAGATGGTTGAGCGCAACGTTGAGATTCAAGGAACTGGTTCACGAGCTATTGTTATTGGACGCTCATTGATTCCTCGTGCAGTCCAGACTCAAGAGTTGGATTGGAATACGCTAAACCACTTCAACAGGGCTTAGTTACGAGGGGTAAACACCCTACCGCCACCGCCACCTTGACGGAAGTTAGGGATTCGTCGTGCAGCTGGAGACTTTGCAGTTAGCTTCCCACCAATAAATCCTGATGGTGGTTTGATCATCAATGCAGTCATAGCGTGTACAAGTGCGTCAACACGGTCTGGAGATTTCTTTGTTTCTCCTGGAATCCATGTAGTCATCTGTGACTCGAGGTCTGGCAAGTATCCAACATGGTGGATACGGTCTTGCTCATATGCAAGAACAATTGGCTCAGCTCGAAGAGCCTTACCGTGCTTTGAGTGAACTTCAAAAACTTTGATATTTGGGTCAATTGCATTGATAGCGTTACGAACCAATGCTCCACCTTGGTTTACTTCAGCAACTACTGGAGCACCCCAACGACGAGCCATCTCAACAACTTTATTTGCCCAAACTTCTGGTGAACCAAGGATTGATGCATCTTCTAGAACCCAAGCGTGACGCTTGTATAGGTCTCGATCTGCAGTTGAAGCGCAAACAATGATTCCACACTCATCTCGTGGGTTTTCAGCGACCGATGGGTCAACACCAATTACACGGAGTGGGGCTGTTGGAGGAAGAATGCCTTGTCGTGAACGTTCAAGCATCTCCATTGACCATAGTGTGCCTTCGACATCATCAAGCATTTCACCATAAAGTTCTTGACGAGCAAGTGATGTGCCTTCGTAAACACCCATGATTGTGTCCAGATATGCACCAGATAAGTTACCTGCATTATCAAGAGTCGAGCCCTTGGTGATAACAACTTTTGAACCCATCTGCTTCACGCTGTTAGCTTCTTCAATTAGCTTGTAAAGAAGTGGTACTCGTTTTGGAGTTGTAGTTACAAGAATTTTTGGCT